GCTTCCCGGCACGCAACGCAGCCCGAATCTTCGTGACTACTCGTCGCTGTCCTGGGAATGCGAGGGCCTCAGCGAGAAAGGGACGTTCGGCGTCGCCGCCTGCCCCTTGACGCCGAGCGCGCCCTTCTGCGGGTCGTACAGGGCGTCGGTTTTCCAGCCGGAGAGTTGACTGTGCGCGTCGAGCGTCTCGACTTGGATCGACTGATCCTCTTTGAGCTTCGCCTCGCGTTGGAGCTCGCCAACGACGCCACTCCCGATCTGGACGGCCTCGCCGAAGACGGCGGCCTTCTCTTGGTCGCCGCGCGCGACGGCCAGGTCGTAGCCGGCGCCTTCCGACTCCGCCGTCTCGTGCGCTTCGAGCCGCGCGCCCGGCAGGAGCGACGGGTCGACTTTGCGCCCGCCGTACAGCGGGACCGTTGGCATGATTACGCCTCGCCGCCCATCCCGTATTTACTGGCGAGCAAGGACGCGCCGCCGAGGATGTTCCCGAGCGCGGCCGTGTTCGCGGTCGAGGCCGCTTGCTGCCCGGCCGCCGCTTGCCAGATGCCCGTTTTGCGCGCGATGTCGGCGCCGCGGCGCAGGTCGGTCGCCTGCACTTGGAAGCCCCAGGCTTGCCGCGCGGCGTTGCTGCGAATCGTGAGCGCGTCGAGCTCGCCCAGATGCGCGGCGTCGGCCTGCACGTCGACCGCGGAGCCGTACCCGACGTCGACATTGTTCGCGGCCAGGCCGCCGCGCTGCGCGCCGATCGCGCCCTTGACCTGACTCCGAAAGTTGGCCTCGTCGACGGCGCCCTTCTCGACGGCGTCCTTCGCTTGCAGGTCGGCGACGCCGGCGTTGAAGTCGGCAATGTCGGCCTGACTGTTGGCGGCCTGCTGCTGCGCGTCGCCGGCCGCCGCGGCGGCTTGTCCGGCGTCGTGCGCCGCCTTCGCCTGCATCGCGATCGAGGCAATGGTCAGCCCGATCGCGATCGCGGTCATGACCATCGGGTTACTCCTTCTTGTACATCGCGTCGGCCAGGTCCGCCGCTTTCGAGCCGCGGTCCTCGAGACAGAGGTCGGTGATTTGCAGGCTCACGCTCTCGCGCGCGTCGCTGCCCTCGCTCTCGTAGCTCGAGACGCTTGTCACGTCGACGTTGGCGACGAGCGTGAGACTCTTCCCGACGCTGAAGTCGTCGGCCTCGAGCCCGAGCTTCTCGAGCGCGTCGTCGTCGAGCGTCAGACAGAGGCCGTACGGATAGGACGGGCCGCTCGTCGCGATCGACGCCTCCATCTTCGCGTCGCGATCTTTTTTGTCGACCTTCATGCTCACGAGTTTTGCCACGGTCAGCCTCCGAGCTCCACGTTGGGCAACAGCGCCAGGATTGTCAGCGGAAGCGGATCGGTTTGCCGGATGAAGACGCGCCCGCGGTCGTTGTACTCGGTCGGGATGTTGAGCGCGACCTGCCCGGTGTAGGGCAGGCCGGCGCCCGATTCGAACGGCGCGAGCTTGTGCTTGACCAGATGCGCCGGGTCGGGCCCGGCCCAGAACGTGCGCGTCGACGTCTCGAGCAGCAGCGCCAGCGAGCCGATCCGTTTTTGCTTGTCCCGCACGGCGGTCCCCTGCACGTCGAGCTCGAGCGACTCGATGTCGCCGAACCGGATCGGCAGTCCGGCATGGATGATCGTCGCGGCCGGAATGACCGCGGCAATCGTGCCGCCGGTGACACGGAACGTCTCCGCCCGCGGGTCGGCCGGGTCGCCGTCATAGAGGACGACGCCATCGGCGACGACGGCGACGAGCTCGCCCTCGAGATGGTTGAGCCCGCTGATCGTCGTCGCAATCGGCGGCCCGACGTAACTGAGCCCGGCGTCGACGAAAAAGCTGTCGAGTGCGAAGTTGACGATGAGACGCGGAGCGAGGCGCTCGATGTAGCGCTTGAACACACCCTTGATGGTTCGACGCACCAGGACATAGAGCGCATCCTCCGCGCCTTCCGGCACGACACAGACGTCTTCGAACAGCCCGCCGGCGCCGGTGTCGTGCCGATGCCAGCCCCACACGTCCTCTTCCGGGATGAAGGTCAGGCCGAGCAACGTCCCATCCGAGCGCACGGCCCAGATGACCGAGTGCGGCGTTTGCTGAAAGTCGACGCGCCGCACGGTGAACCCGTCGAACAAGTGCGGCGCGTAGATCGTGAGGTCCTTCCCCGACATGCCGCTTGTGCCGCCGGTCTGCGGTTGATCGAAGGCCAGGTCGCGCAGGATGCGCCCGCGGGCCTGCACGTAGAGAATCGAGTCGCCGACGATCACGGGCCGCACGGGCGACACGCCGGCGTACCCCTGCGGTTGCGCGTCGATGCTGTTCGGGCCGAGCGGCACGGTCGCCGGCCCGTTGATCGTCGGCGTGCCCGAGACGGTCCACTCGCCGGTGTTGGTCAAGACGACGAGCGTGCGGAGCCCGAGCAGATGCTCGACGGGGTTGTGCTGATTGCCCGCCATGCGGAAGGTAATCGCGTCGTCGACTTGGAGCGGGCTCGAGATGTTGAAGTTGCTCACCAGGCCGATGCGCGAGCCCCAGACGCCATCCGGGACGCTCGGCGTGTTGGCGAAAAACCGGCGCTGCTGAAAATAGCCCGCCGTCTTCGGGAAGTCGTCGGTCCCGTCCGGCGTCTTGAACATGACGCGCGCGAGCGGCGGCGTCAGCGAAAAATCCGGGTCGGTGCCCGTGTCGCTGAAGGTCGCTTGTCCGGTCGCCGTGCCGATGTAGCCGAAGGTGCCATTCCCGAACGGGTCCTTATAGACGTCGTAATCGCTGGCGGCCGGCGGCCCGACCGGCGGCGTCCACGCGATCGCGATCGGCACGGCCGGCGTCGGGTCGAGGACGTTCACGATTTGCCCGATGGCGGAGCCGACCGACTCCTCGTACGTGACGACGTCGTGCGCCGTGACGATGTACTCGAAGCTCTGCGTGCCGGCCGCGCCGCCGGTCGCCACGACGGCGGTCGGCGGCTGAATCAGCGGCGCGGTCGGGACCTTGCGAATCAGCCACGACGTGAACGTCCCGTCGACGAGGTTAATCAATTCGTAGGGCGCGACGAGTTGCGAGGTCATGGTGATCGTCGTGCCGCTCTGGACCCAGGCGAAGCCGGCATTGCCGAACGGCGTCGGGAGCTCGAGGATGTCCGCCGGCATCGCGTACCAGAAGGCGGCGTTCGGCGGCGGCGTCGCCGTCGAGCGCTTGAGCGCGTAGTAGTTCACGCCGCCGCTCGAGCGGATCGATCCGGCCTCGGTGAAGACGGCGCCATCAAACGGCACGACGGCCGACACGCGCACGAGCGCGCCGTTGTGATAGAAGCGCAGGTAAAAGGGCCCGGCCTCGATGAGGAGCGACATGGACGGCACGGCCGACACGTAGCGCAGGAGAAACGTGTCCGTCGCGCTCGTCTTCGTCTCGCCGACGAACCGGAAGCCGGCGCGGTTCTGCACGCCGCCGCTGCGCTGCACGACGAAGTTGTGACAGGTCCGCAGCGCGGCGAGGTACTTCGGCAGGTCCGCGCGGGCGGCGAGCGCCGGCGCGAGCTCCCCGCCGGCGAGCGACCGTTGATACGTGGTCTGGCCCATGGGCTAGCGTCCGCGCAACCAATCGGGCCCGTCGTCGCGCCCGTCGAGCCAGTCGGGCCCGCCGCCCTTGTCCTGCTGCTGCTCCTGCGAGCCGACCGTCTCCGCCGTCCCGACGATCTGCCGGTACATCTGCCAGCAGAGGACGGCCTTCTTGTCGTCCTTCGCGAGGATCGGCGCGAAGCTGTGCGCGAGCTTCCAGGCGAGCGCCGAGCGGAAGAGCGCGTCGCCGGCGCTCGCCGCGCAGACCGGCCGGATCGTGTACTCGAGCGTCGCCGTGAGCCCGTCGACGTTTTGCCAGTCGGTGTAAATCAGGATGCCCGTGTCGTCGGCGCCGACGCGGAACGCGATCGGGTTCGGGTCGTACTTCCGGCCGCGCCACGTCGGCTCGAGAATGCGGCGCGCGAACAGCATCCCCGCCGGCGCCCGGTAGGCATACTGCCAATCGCCGTTGGCGCGGACGGTCGCCGTGCCGGCGACG